CATAAGGTAAAGGACATCTTGCGTTCGGTCCGTCAGTTAAGAAATTTGTGCCTGTTATACCAGGTTGTAAAATATAGTCTTGGTAATCGTAGGTTGGGTAGTCCTCGTCCTTTACTACAGCGTCCCAGAAGTAATAAGTGCCTCCAGTTGCTGAGTCCATCCCAGTTAAACCCGTTGAAGTGTCTACATACTCTTGCCCGTAGATCAATCTAAACTTTTTAAGACCCGCAGCGGTTGCACCTTCTGCTACTGGGAAGTTCAGTTCGTAAGGTGTGGTAACATAGTTCTTGGCGATTGCCATTGGTGAGTAGTATCCATCACCTGTAATTGGTCTAGGGGGTACACGGAAGGTACCTACAATGTCGGCACCCGTTGTGCCTGTGGTGAATGTGTCGTCTACCCCAGTAATCTGTAGACGGTAGCGATAAGTAAACGAACTCTCGTTCTTATCGGTTGAATCTGCCCCAAACCAAAAGATATTGTCTGAGGGTAAATACGGATTGCTTGGTTCTGTAATGGTATACGCCATTTTAAAGTTTAAGTTTTATTTCAGACTGTGGTAGGTTCTTTTTAAAGGATTCTACGATTGCCAATGTGCTTTCATCTGCGATTTCTTCCTCGAATGCTATTGCTCCTGCTTGTGCTACTGCATCTGCTGCGTTCTGTACCCAGGGTCTTGGTTTAAGACCGAACTTGTGGATGTTAACCCTTGCTCCATAGGGCAGGTTACCGCCGATCATCTTGAATCTGCCAGAGAATTTGTATTGTATACCCTGTGCTCCTTGACCTGACACACCGCTCAGTGTGCCTTGTACACCCTCGTCTAAAAACAGACCATAGGGTTCGAAACTGATAGTATAAAAAGGTTCATCGGGAGTACCGGATGCTGTCACCTGAACAGAATTCAGTAGTCTGCCCGTTCTTGACTTGATGGGAGATCTACGTAGTTCCTCCTGTGCTACCACAGTTAACAAGGAATTGAATTCTTCTGGTGTTAGTACTACTTTCATTAGTTAAAAGGTAATCCGTCTGTACAGTTTTCTTGGAATGACTGAATGTTGATAGTCATGCTTGCTCCAGCAGAGTAATCTTTAAATCTTTCTTGGAACGGGGTTATACCAGTACCTACTTGGGATGCCCAAAAACCCGAACCGTTGTCACTGTAGTATAGCAACCTCGAGTAAATGTCGATTAGGATCCCGGTGCAATCCGAGATGATGTCATCGAAGTTTGACTTGTCTGGCAGGAGCAGGTCAAAGCAAACAAGGTTGAACTGAAACTGGAATACACCGTCCCTGGGAACGGTAACTGGTTGTGGGATGATGTAAACAACAGGTGGATCGAAATCTGGGAGATCATCCAAGTCTGTTAAGAATCCATATCTCACATCAGAGACCATCTTATGGGAACTGGCAATGTCCCTGATATGGTCTACGATCTGGAGTTGTGTAGTAACTGGCATATGAGTAAATATGATTTGCTTTTTATTTTCTATAGAGCATCTTTTGTCTTTCCGCCTCTAATTGTTCTTGCTTTGCTTTGTCCATCAAATAAGCAACCGTGGTTAAGACTGTGCGATGGTTTTGCTTAAGTACGTCATCTATATAAATACTTGTTTCCCCAGCAAGTCTCCAAACTATGGGAAACCAACCCCAACCACTCAGATCTGCTTTTGCTACTCCTTTATCGATATAATCTCGTTCTCCATCTCCTCCTTCAGACTCGTTAACATTTGGAGTAAAGATTTGTGGGTAGTCTTTTGTAATTCCTTCGATAAAGTCAAAAAAAAAGTCGTAATGTGGTGTGCTGCAGATGCTGGTGCTTGTTTCATATCCTTGATCCGTAGATCACAGCGGACTGGATCATAGTCTTCGATCTGGAAGTTAATGGACTGCAATAATCTGAGTAACTTTTTAAGTAACCATTTACCCTTAACCCTCGGGGCAAGGGAAATAATAAGCATAAGTTTGATGCGATCCCATCTGCTCACATTAATGACTGGGCGGTATAAGTAAGACATCACGGATAACAGGTTTGCTTTTAGGTCTTCGCCCTCTTTCGCAAGATCGACAAACAGACCGAATGGCAAATCTGTAATGTCTTGCATTGCGTAAGTGGTACCGTTAACCGTGAATGTCTTAGAGGTTATAGCGTCTAACCTCGGGGTTAAGTCTCCGAGGGAGAAGGACTTGACGTCCTTGACTGTCATTTGGTTCTTGGTTTTGCCTGTCATTGCCCAGACCAGGTCTTCTGCTGTGGGTTCTTCACCCAGAGTAATCAATCTGCTGTATTGCTCAGCATTTATGTTTTCCCAGTTGTATCGCATAAAGTGTTTGTAGTTATAGCTATGTATCTTTTTTAGATTTCATTTTTTTTAGTCGCTAGGGGTCCGTATATTAGCACTATAATTAAAGATCAACTCATGAAAGACACAAAAGATTTAATTACCGAAAAATATCCCCTAACACGGGATCACGTACACGACTATAAATGGGCAGTACAATATGGTCGTACTTACGATGTTATGGATCAAGATGACATCGACTTTGTAAACAAGGAGTATAAGTACACCCACTGGCAAACCCTGACCAAATGGGCACATCACTTGGCATATGGGTTTCTTAGTCAGTTCGAAGATTATTGGAAAGATGAAATCATTGCTAGTCCTGCCGGTTGGGCAAAAAGATGTTCAGAGGGTGCATGGGGACAAAGAATCGAGGATCCATTAGCAAGATATCTTGCATGCTCTGGTTTCGTAGACCTTATGTACAAATGGAAAGCAGAAGGATTAATTCCTGAAAGTGACTTAAATAAAATCCAGTTTTAATCATGGGTATAGCAGAACTAATAGTAACGGGCTTGGTAGCATTGATTTGCTACCTTGCCGGTCCTAAGTATTGGAAACCTTATAAAGAGGGTTTTGCAGAAGGAGTTAAAGAAGGTTTCAGAAAATGAAACTAACCATCTCGTTGGAGGACTTTGAAAGGGCAAGGCAAATGTGGGGCGAACCAAAATACTTGCCCCTGCCTGCCTCGGTGGTACGGACTGCTTGGCAAATCCGGGCACGCACTGGTCGCTGGTTCGATACCCTGATTATTGTTTATCCTGAGGGTTCTTGGTCTCAGATTCCCCTGCCTGCGAATAAGGAGTCACATGTGCTGTGCGAGGGGCGACCAAATCGTCTCCAGTCGTTACCGGCCCGCTTTGGGTTAATGAAGTCGTATGAAGAGGACTATGAAGAAGACTTTCTTTAGGTCCAAACACTTGATCGTCTTTAGGTTTTAGTGTTCCCTCGTGCATCATCTTCAGTGCCTCCATGGGTGTAATCCCAAGTTCCTTAAGATGGTTCATTACTGCTTTCTTCTGTGCCTCTTTCTGTGCATTCCTTGCACTTACTCGTTTTCTGTGTTCTTTTTTTCTTTTTCCCATGATTTAAAAAATTTATTACCTTAATGTTGAGTTTGTACTTACCTTCCGGGTTGAGTACCCTTTGCAACCTCTGGACAGATTCTGGATTCATCTCCACGTGATAAAGCATCTTTTCCAGGATGTGTTTCTTACGGGTCTCTTCGTCCGGTTCCCAATTCTTTAAACCTTCCATCAGTCTTTTAAGAATAAGGACAGAGAAGTTGCCAAGGCCAGCACAAGGATCCAACCACGTTTTCGTCGGATCAGACCAGACGGATTCGTCGAGTTTATCGAGCATCTCTTCTATGAGGTGTGGAGGGGTAAAGACCTCATCGTTGTCCTTCCTCTTCTTATATGTGTTGTAACCCTCTATCTCCTGTTCTAGTCTTTCTTCTTCCTTAGTCATACCAATTTGGAATTACTTCTTTAATGAATGCTTGTTCCTCCTCTGTGATGTTGAAGTGAGCATAGAGTTTCTCGTCGGTCCATTCTTGGGTGAAATCTAACCAAGGAACCATTCTAAATTCACCCCTTGCGAGGTGTTGGTTGGTTTTAGATAAGGATAAACAAATTCTGAAAAAATCAGTTTTAAGATAATTCAAAAAATTCGTAGCTTCAGAGTTAGAACTAAATTCAAACCAGATATTATATTTTGGGTTCGCTCCTCTTTTTACAATAGTTTGATATTTCGAAATTGCGATGAAAAAATCATTTTTATGAATAGGATCGTCAAATTTTACATGTTCACCCCGATTATTCCCTGCAGTAATATGTGACATCTCGACGAAAAATGAATCTGGATTTCTCAAAAATCTTTGAGACTCTTTGCCACTACCTAACACAAATCCATTGTCCTCAAGATTTTTGGCCCCTTGATTTTTAAGAAATGTTTTGATCTTATTTTTTATAGAGGTAAAGGATTGATTGTACCCAAAAACACTTACTTCGTTGATTTTTGAATTTTCCAGCTTAAAATTCTGTTTGTATTGGGGGTATTCAAATTGGAAATAACGAGATTCAGACTTTTTAGAGAGATGTGTTATTGAACAAGGAACATAAAGACCTATATCGAAAATTCCGTTACCGTTAAATAACTTAATTGATTTAATGAATTTTCCAACCTTATCTAAAGTTTTAGTGTAAATTCCCAAGGATCTTTTTTGATCAACAATGAAAGAAGAGGGGTGAACAAAAACCACCTCTTTCTTTGCAACATCAAAAGCCTTATCCAAGAATTTAAGATCCAGCTTATTGGAGTAAGGCGGGTTAGCAATAACAATATCGAATTTATCTGGCCATTGGGTTTCCATGCTAATAAGTTTTCCAATCCATTCTTTGGGTGGGCACTGCAATTACAGGACCCGATCTGTGTTTACTTAGTGCGTAACGGAGTGCATCGAGTAAGTGGTTGTGATCGTCCAGTGGTTTGTCAGTCCCTTCCTTGTAGGAGTAGAACTGGTATTCCTCGATGAGGTTCTTAGACTCTGGATCTACGTGTACCTCGAACTCCCTGACTTTATTGATACCGGCCCTAATCGAATCTGGTCCTTTAGTTGCCGGCTTTATGTTTCTGTATCCTAGTCGTTTTAGTTCCTCTATTGACTTAGGCTCCGCCGAGTCTGCGTATATCGTTGCTGTCTTTGGTACAGCCTTATCCTCGAGGATGTCGGCTAAGTCAGAGTTGGTTAACCCAGAAGCGTAGACCAACTCTCGGATCCAAAGTCGTTTACCTCTCTTGCGTACCTCGATAACAGCACAGGGATCTGAGGCAAACCCAAAGTCCATACCATATATGGTTTCGCATTCTGGATCTGGTGCCCAATCGAACTTCCAGTTACGGTATACTTGGCCTTCTCCGATGTCTGACCACTTACCTAAGATGTGGTGGGCATAGTATTCGGGATCGTCAGCAGAGGCCCTTTCCCATTCTTGTATTTTCTTTGGATCCAAGTTGTTGATATTGTCGTGGTACGTTGTGTGAATATAACCATGGTCCTCTTTCCATTTAGGATGGGGTTTGCCATCTGGTGTGTAGAACCTACGGAATATCCAATGGTTCTTGGAAGTTGGGTTGAAGATCAAAAAGATCCTTCTTTCCACACCCTTAGTACGAAAGGAGTCAATGAGTTTAATGTATTCTTCCTCGGATGGTAATTCAGTTGCCTCGTCTATGACCAAGTGGGTTACTTTAGCTAGGCCCTTACCCTTAGCACTTACCGTGCCCTCTTGTAATTTCATAGAGTGGGTAATGATCATGTTGCCGTTTTTCTTATTCCTTATCTCATCTCCCTTTATTTCTAAGTAGGGTGTCAACCCCCAGTCTGTAATTATGTCTACGATGTCACGGTAGATCGAGGACGTTATAGCCCTTTGGGTATAACGAGCTATGACTATACGACAATACTCATCTTGCATTAATCGCATAACCATATAAGCGGAAACCTGGGTTGTCTTACCGCTTGCCCTACCCCCACTTAAGAGCCAATAGGTTTTATCCTCGTAAAAAATGTCTGCGAAAGCGGGGAGAAACTTAAATTCTTTAGTCATTCTTACGAGGTGGCATTACAATGTTAATTGGGTTGAAGTCTTCTCCGTCCTTACCTGTGATCTCCTTGCGGGAGACTTGGGGTACGAACCTCGTGGAGATCTCGATCCAGTATTTTAAAAACTCTGCTGGTGAGCGGTCATAGACTTTTTGAAGTGCGTCTTGTAGTTTATCTTCGTGCCCAGCGAGCAAAGCAGCAAAGGTTGCTTTGATAGATTCTGAAGTTGCGTTGCCAACCCCAGGTGGGCGGCCCTTTGGGTTCCCTGATTGTCCCTTTTTGAATGGCATAATTGTTTTGTTGTTCTTTACAATAAATATGATTCCTTATGGTTTTATCTTGATTGGGCAAATAAGTTCACGTATTGCACGCCCTCCTGCTCGAAAAACAAGAGTTCTTTCTTGTTGTGCAGGTAGTTAATTAACAGACGTAAGTCCATAGGGTTGCAATTAAGTTCTAGCGCCCATTGGGTTAGATCCATAGGGATGTTCTTGTTGTTGACCGATTTCACGATCAGGAATGCTATCAATCTTTCTTTCATCTTTGTTTATGTTTTTGTTTTCTGGGCCTTCAGAAGCATATACTATTTAAAGTGAGTGAGTGAAAGGACTATACCATCTACCTACTATAACTCTATATAATAACTATATAATAATAAATTAATTATATAATAGTAGATGGTAATAGTCCTTTAAGTACCTGTTAGAGCAGTTTTTGAGGTGTTAAGGTTTTATTAAAAACCTCGTTAACATTTTCGGTTTTAAAGAAATCCTCCACTTGCTCTCGGGATAGTCTAATCCACATTCCTGTGGTGCTACCTTTTTCAGGGCATAGATCATCAAGACCCCTTGATGGTTGTGTGTACATTTCAGCTCCTATTTTCTCTAAGGTAATGGTCAAATATTTAAGTCCAACATTGTAACCTACATCCAACCAGTTCTTCAAATTCGTCTTGGTAGTCTGTAAATGTTTTTGTGAACTAGACTGGTCTGTAAACCAATCTCGTGTCTTAACCATAATCTCCCATGTTAGGTCATCCTTAGTTCTTTTTCTAATATTTCTCAACCATGGTGTTTCTAATTCTTCTGGACTAAACCAAAAGCGTTCCCCTCCTGACTTAGTTTTTTTCAAACCCCTTTCTTTAAGGTAATGGACAAATCCCGGTATTTCATCGAATAGATCCTGCACGAAAGTCGCGGACTTTTTGTTATCATCGAATTGTGGCACTTTAAGCACGAAGTACCTTACATCATCATCCTCGATTTTAATGAATGAATCTTCTTGGTTAGAAGCAATAATGATCCTACCATAATAGTCAACGACCGTAGATTTCATAAACTTCTCATTAACAAGTACAGTTTTCTGGGTTGCCCATTTCTTCATCTTATTGGCAATACCCTTTTTATCGTTTCGGTATTCACCCTCATCGATCATAATGAAATGTTTGGTAGCATATGACAAATTGAATTGATCTTCAAATTTGGAGGATTCCATAATAACCGCATTACCCGCAAATATCTTTTCCACCCATTCCAGAAAAGTTGTTTTACCTGTACCTTGGGACTTACTGACAAGGGCCAGGATAGGAAGTAATTGTTCTGGTTTGAACATGGCAAGATATAGATAGTCCAATAAAATGTCCTGTAACTTCTGGTCCCCTGAGCAAATATGGCTAATCATGTACAGGGAATTATCCACAAGTCCTGGAGCCGGTGTGTAAGGCAATGTAGGCCAGAGGTTATAATATCCATCTGTAAATCTGTCTTTTCCAAAATAATTGGGACTATTACAAAAATCTTTTAGTTTTGTAATTCTGTGATGTGAATCCTTTCCGTGATCGTCGAAGAATGTAGTACGATTGTATGAAGTAAGTTTATCTTCTACAATCCCGCTTATCTTATCTTTGACCTGTTCTATCTTGTAATAGTCATCCTTGATT